GGTCAAAGCACTGTTCGACGGTGACCCCGCGACGAATCTTGATCTGACTGCGACCATTGCCGCTGTTACGGTTGGTTTCGGTCTGATCGCCGCAAAGGATGCGGACAAGAAGAAGACCGAGTGAACATTATCGAACAGATCGTCACAGCCATTCTAAAATGGCTGACTGGTCTGGCGAAAACTCCCCCAACCGTTGAAGATGCAAAACAAGACCCAGAGCTTAAAAAGAAGTTGCTGGATCGCATTGACCGCGCTGGTGGGTAGCTGTGGCTGTGGAACTCGCGTTGTCATGGTGCCTCACGGTGAGCCTGTGAGGCTTGCTGAGAGCGTCCAATCGCGAGTCTGGGTCAAAGGAGCGGACGGGGTTTCTGTGCGCTCCAGAAACCGAATTACGTTGTCCGAGGGTTGGTACGCATTGCCGAAAGATTGAACCATGGCTCAACAAGTCATCAACACGGGTACGACCGCCAACGACAACACCGGAGACACGCTCCGCGCTTCTTGGCAGAAGGCCAACGACAACTTCACGGAGATCTATGCCGAGTTGCCGATGCTGGCTCCGTCAACGTGGGTTCCTACGCTGACTGACTCCGGTGGTGGCCGCACGTTCGCTTTCACGGTCAACACGGCTCGCCATACGTCCATTGGCTTTGTCTCCACGTTCACCGCTGACATCACGATCAATTCTGTGAGCGGTTCCGCGACCGGAAACCTTCGCTTGAGCCTTCCAGATCCTGCGACCTACAACGCTGCTGTGTCCATCTGGTTGGACAATGCAACGAATCAAGCGAAGACTTCTGTCATTGGTAAGATTGTCGGAGGCACTTCTTACTGCGAGTTGAGCCATTATGAAAATGGCGATATCTCCAGTTTGGCCGGTCATCTCCAAGCTACTTCCCGCATTCTCGTCTCCGGTGTCTACTTCACAGCGTGAACCTGATTGCAACCAGTCTCCAGTTGGGGATGAGCGTTCTTCAGAGCGCGATGGGGAACCCGTCGTTTTTGTGGCAGGGAGTGCTGGTGCGTTGTCTTCCGGCTGCGATCACTGACGCAAACTCGGTTATTGCCGGTGGTTTCCAAGATAACGTCCAAGCGCGGATCTTGGTTAAGTTCAGCGACTGGAGGTTGGCTGACTCGACTCTTGTAACCGTTGACGCTTCGGTCTGGTCTTGTGACGTTGGTTTCACCGCTGACCGACTTTTGCAGGAGAGCGGAAGTCTGCTCCTCCAAGAAAACACTGACCGCTTGCTTCTTACTTTCGGGAAGATGATTCCGGTGGTGGGTCGTCTTGTGACCTACGATGGTCGCCAAATGCGGATCATGTCTGCAAAGCGTGATGGCTCCGGTGCTTACTACGCTCTTGAGCTTGGAGCTAAGACCAAATGACTCCAACCGTCACAGTCGATACGTCCCGCTTTGACGCTGCTTGGAAGGAATATCTGCCCAAGACTCGGCGGTCTTTGGCTGATGCTGTTAACTCCCGCACGTTTTTCTTGATGCTGCGGTTGTACATTCTGCTTCCGCCAAAGTCCCCACAAGCGGCCCGAAACAAGATTCTCGACTACTTCAACCGTCCGATTGGAGCCAGAAGGATTGACAAGAAGACCGGCAAGTTTCTCGGTCGTTCGCGTGAATTGCGCTTGGTCCACTTGATCGCTCAAGCGAAGAACGCTAAAGCGGGAAAACCCGGACTCTACGGTCAAGATATGCGTGACGCTGCCGGAAAGCTTCGTCGTCGCGCTGCTGGTTCAGTTGGTTACCTCAAGTCTGCTGTAACCAAAGCAATCAAGAAGCTGTCTCCGTCGTTTCAGCAATTTGGTGGGACTCGACGAGCAAAGAAGGGTTCTGCTCAAGTGCGGATCGTTGCTGGCAATCAAGCTCTCATCAATCTTGCGAACCAATATGGGTTGCCACAAGAGAACGTTTCAATGCATCGCGGGTCTTCAGCGTATGCATACAATGCAAAGGCTGGTTTTTCTCCGTCTAGTCATGTCCGCTTGAACATCGGTCTTGCTGACAACCAGATTGGAAAAGTTGAGGCAATCTACGCAAAAGCGATGCAACAAGCCTACAACGACGAAGCCAAAGAACTTGAGGATCACATTACCGCTGCGTTTCAATCGGCTTTTGATGGTTCTGAATCGAAAGGTATTGTTGTCAAATGAATGCCGTTGCTCTCAGAACTGAACGCGCTTTAGTCGATTGGCTTGCCGCTCAAGATTGGTCTGCGTCTCCGCTTGGGACCCCAACCTGTTTGACCAGCTACGGACACGGTGCGTTTGCAGATCCAGACTTGGAAGACCAAATGCCGGACTTTCCGCGCATTGTTGTACGATCATCAACTGCGGTTCCGGTTCATCCGATTGACCGGACTTGTGAAGTGGATGTAACCGCTACGCTTCAGCTTTCCGCTGACGATACTCCTGAGTATAACGTTCTTGCAACCGTTGCAGCGTTTGAAGACATCCTGCAACCGCTATTCGTTGACGACAACATTTCAGAATTAAACGCTGGAGATTCCGATCCGTCCGGTGGGTTTGTTGCGTATTTCGCAACACCAACTGACTTCGGCATCAATGACACTAGCGAAAGGGCTAGAACTTTCTCGCGTTCAATGACAATCTTTGCAGCAGCAAACTCATAACACACTAACAACATGGCACTTTCAAAAGGTCTAGCACTAGTCTACGGATCAAAGGGAACGATTCAGCTTTATACGGTTGGAGTCGCAAATGCTCTTACTGCGCTAACGAGCGGAACAATTACTACAATTGAGAGCTACGACGCGACCCACGAAGCAGACGTTGAGCAGATCAAGAACTCTGCCGGTGAGGTTGTCGCTCAAGTCTCGGCTAACGAGCGGATTTCGCTGAATGTTACTTTCATTCCAAGTGCTGCTGATTTCACTCAAGCCAAGCTTGCTGCCGGTCTTCCCAAAGTGAATGGGTATGCAGCTATTGCTGGTAGCGATGGCGTGACCGTTGGTGGTGTTTCCATTGATGGTGATTATGTCTACTCTGGTGGTGGAAGCGTCAAATTCACCAGCAGCGGAAAAGCTATGGTTACCATCACTGTGACCAAGTATCCGTCTCTTGCTGGTACTGCCACTGTCTTCACTCTGTAATCTGTGGCAGATCTTGCAAAGATACTCGCAGAGACCGGACCTCAAGCACCTGTTGTGCTTGGGGTTCGACTTGTTCCCTACACCGTAGGTCATGCGATTGTCTTGCAGCGTTTGCGCTCCCCCTACGTTTTAGGTGGAGAAATTACACCGAGCGATTTAGCGGAGGCTGTGCTTGTTTGCTCACAGTCTCCGCTTGAATCTATCAGGTCCATCAAATCAATTTGGCGTGACCTCATTCTGTGGTTGTGGGGAAAGCAGATTGAGCGGATGAATTTAATCGTTGAGTCCGACAAGTTTCAGTTGTGGCTCAAAGAGCAGTCAACCGCCCCCGAAGTGCTGATGGAAAGCGGCAGTAAGTCAAAGGCTCCAGCGATGCCGTGGCCCGAAAGGGTTCTTGTTGGATGCCTCAACATTGGGATTGCTCCTGACGATGCAATCCAGATGCCTCTTGGTGACGCAGAAAGGCTCATTCTAGCGCACGCAGAGATGATGGGGCAGGTTCAGTTGTGGGACGACCAGAGCGAAGCCATTTGGCAGAATCAACAAGCGAACTGATATGGGTGTGCTTTCTCTACTTGTTAAGCTTGGTCTTGATTCCACAGCGTTTGAGATGGGCGTGAAACGCGCTCAGAGCGTTGGTGAAAAGTTTGGATCAAGCTTCAAGTCTGCGGTCACCAGCAAGCTTGGCGCGGCTTTGTCGGTTGCTGCTGTTACTGCTTTCACAAAGAACATAATTGAAACAGCAGACCGCATATCTGATTTATCGGAACAGCTTAATCTAACCACAGATCAAGTTCAGAGGCTTCAAATACTAGCTGGGGAAACTGGTGTAACTTTTGAAAAGTTTGGTTCAGTTCTAGGTAAGTTTGAGCAAGCCAGATTAAAAGCCACTTCTGGAGATGATGACGCAATTCAAACGCTCAAAGCTCTTGGTTTGACAATGGAACAGTTGCGCGACCCGCAACTATCAACGATTGACGGGGCAGTCAAAGCCGCTGAAGCCTACAAAAACTCTGGAAGGTCCGCCGAAACAACGGCGGCAATGATTGACGTTTACGGTCTAAAGCTCAAAACCGCTGCTGCTGCTCTGGCTGATTATAACACAACGTCAAATCGTCTTTTGATTTCAAAAACGGACATTGATGTTCTAGCCAAAGCAAACACTTTGTTAGAAGAGCAATTTCGGATCATCAAAGGAATAGCAGCACCGACAATTGCGGCAGGAATTACCGCAACTGCAAACGCTATTAACAGTGTTTCAAAGCCGACTGAGAGCTTTCTTGAAAAGTTTGATCGTACTATGCGAAAGGCTCACACGATTCAATTGATTAAGAGGATGCCAGATGAAGCGTTGTCCAGAATAGTGCAGCAGAGAATTGCAGAAGAAAAACAGGGGAAGGTTGGCGATCAAAACACGCCTCCTCCTATTGGAACTGCTCAATTTGAACGGGTAGCTGGCATGAAGTTTTCAATGGGCGGACCTCAAGACTCTCTTGCTCGCATTGGTGGATTCACTGGCTTTCAATCGTCTCAAGACACTGCAATCAGGAATGCAATTGAGCAGACGCTTCAGTTGAAGCTAATCGTCAAGAACACGGACAGGACTGCCAACAACACGCAAGACTGATATGGCAACGATCAAAACCAATGTCATCACGCCAGTTGCAACTGGATACATTGAGATTTCCCGCGAGTACAACAACGGTGATGGCACTGGTCGTTTCATTACCTACAAGTACCGTGGTAGCAAAGATGCTTTGCGGCTTGCGTCTGCTGATTGGGTTGCTGCTGGTGGCAAATATCAAATCACTGAAGACGGTCCTTATTCGACTGCAACCGTAACGTTTTCAGGGGTTAACTTTAACCCTAACACACCAACCGCTCAGGGTCCGTTAGACGAAGATGATCCTGCTCAGCGGTATGAGTTCCGCACAGAATACGTTGATGCATCGTTGTTTGAGCTTCCTGCCGTCCGCGCTGAAGCCAAAAAGAATCTTGATACTGAGTTGTACTTTGCAGCAGTGAAGCAAGCTGGAGACGATCCAAAGAACAACAAGTTGCCGCTGCTTGAAACTCAATTTCCGCTGGCTCACAAGTTGGTCAGGAGATTGGCTAGAGGTCAAAGCAGCTTTCAGACTTCCAGAGTGTCTCTAACTCGGATCTCTACTTACTCGGCTCGCAACGGTCTTCCTGCCACTCCTCCGATCATCTCGGCAATCTACGATTCAATCACGCTCGCAAACCGGAATGGATTTCCGCAAGTTGTGCGCAACGTGATGCCTCAAGCACCGCTGGACCCGTTGCTGACTCCAGACGAGACCGCTTGGGCTTGGTTGAAAACCAACGATTCAACCAGCTTGATGATCAAGACCAACCAAGTCGAAAGAAACGAGACTTGGACCTTTGCAGCGTGGGACCTTTTCGCGTATCCATACAACCCAGCATTCTAACACTTACACACTATGGCAGACGAAATTCAACTGACGGCTCGCTTGTACGCTTCCAAAGGTGGCGCGTATCTCCCGAGTGTAACCTACACCAAGTCGGCAACAATGGTTGGAACCGACATGGGTTCTCAGACCCAATTGATTGGAACCACCGTTGAGGCTCTGGACGTTCCGGTTGATGTCTCCAGCCCGTACAAGCTGTTGATCTCCAATCTGGATTCCACCAACTTTGTTGAGTTGGGTTTTGTTTCTGGAACCTACACGATGCGGATTCCCGCTGGCGAGACGCTCTTGATGCCATACGTCAGCGCGACTCTGTATCTCAAAGCGGATACCAGCAACGTGACGATTCAAGCGACGTTCTGCGAGATTTAACCGTTTGAGATATGGCGAACGAAATTGAAATGACAGCGCGGTTGTATGCGTCAAAGAATGGCGCATCTATCAACCCGCAGACGTTCACTGCTACGGTGAATATGACTGGAACCGACATGGGTCAGAATACCCAAGACATCGGTTCTGGTGCGGATGAACTGCTTGATATCGCTGCGGATCTCTCGCTTCCATACAAAGTCTTGATCTACAAC